ATTCCCATTATATTGTCTTTTTTTTTTTTTTTTTTTTTTATTTTTTTTTTTTTTTTTTTTTTAAATAAGAGGGATCAAGTGTAATCTGTAACTTTTATAAGGTATAGAATGGCCGAAAAGCACGTATTTATGCGGATTGTAAAAATAATTGAGGTATTACAGATGGAGATTACAGATGTGTAATGAAGTGTAACAATGACGTATTTACGTGGTTTTTGAATTACAGATAAGTGTAAGCTACTTTATAAAATTAGATAGACGATTAAGAATGTTAAGTTTTGAATGAGAAGATAGTAGAGGTAATTGAAAAGATAATGGTCAAAAATTGGGTGTTTTCCCAAGTCGGTTTTCCCGACCCGAACATCCGCTCTGTTTGTTGCGTTTCTTAACTATGTGGATAAGTCGGTGGATAAGTGGATAAAGATGCGTAGTTATCCACACAATCCACAACATTCAAAAAAATCGGTGGATAAGTACATTTTTTCGGTGGATAAGTAATTTTTTTCGGTGGATAATTTTATCCACCGGTGTTGATAAGTTAGAGTTATCCACAAAACTTAACATTATTAAGCAATGTACTTAATTAAATGATGGGAAATGATCCGTTCTCTTAATAAAGTTAAGCCTAAACTTGCTTGACGAAGGTTAGGACCTATGTTATGATAAAGGCGTCGAAAGGAAAGGGGCGACAAACAAGGGGTCTGACATAAAAATAAGACAAATGTACATTGATAATTAAATACAGAGACTTGTGTAAAAAGTCGGGTTAGGCTTTCAGCTATAGTTACCGAGCCGAGAATAGTGTACCGTCAAACAAATGTTTGGGTCTGGCACTAAAAAGGTAGAAGGGGCCGGCGGGGTTTGGCAAATACTATTACCAAGTATAAAAAATTGAAGAACAACTTTACAAGCGTGTGCTAAATTGTTCATACAAATTTTACGGAGGTGAATTATGTTTATTACAAGAAATAAGAACGACTGGACAAAATCATTTATGGTGATTAATAAAGAAACATGCAAGGTCGTGCTTGCAACAAACGACGAAAAGAAAGTAAGAAAATATCATAACGACGATCGTTATGATGTTGCCGTATCAAGCGACTGGCTTGAAAAAAATCAGTAAAATAACGGATACGGACTAAATTGTTCATACAATTTAGCACATACTTGTGAAGTTGTTCACTAAAAAAGAAAGGGGGATATTGAAATGTCAACTTTTTTCAAGAACGTAAGTTCACAATCTGAATTACGCCACGTTTTTAAGGAATTGTGCAAACAATTTCACCCTGACAATGGTGGAAACGCGGAATTGTTCAAACAAATGATGCAAGAGTATAAAGAACTCTTGGTCAAGTTAGCAAATTGTGACGACAAATCACAGTGGGCCGCTAAAAAAGAAGCAGAAAATGCCTCTGAATATGCGGACTTGATTGCAAAATTGCAGAAACTGTCCGGAATTGTCATAGAACAATGTGGAAGTTGGCTGTATTTACACGGCAACACGATAGCGCACAAAGAAACCATCAAACAATATGGTTTCAAGTGGTCAAAAAATAAGACCGCTTGGTACTGGGCGCCGTATTTGTCAGAAAGAAGGACTCGCGGTCACTATTCCATGGATACAATTAGAACGATCTATGGAAGTAAGACCTACAATTCCCAATATACTCCGGAATTAAAAGGTTAAATTTAGTGAGGTGAGATCGAATTGTGTATACAATTCGATCTCACACCAGTAAGTTTAACTTACAATTAAACCGACTTACACGGAATTGTCCACACAAAAAGAAAAGGAGAAAAAGAAATGACTGAAAAACAGAGACAAGAAAACTTAGTTGTAGAGAAAAAGAGAGTGCAGATCGAAAAGAATTCGGGAAAATGGTGGTATGAAGCAAGGATTGAACAGTTAAATAACTGTAAAGCAACAGTATTTGATTGCGAAAGATACATTCTACTGAGAAGTTATCAAACGATTGTCGCCGCAATCGACAAAGAGACTGGCATTTGCTACGACTGGTTGCGTCTTGTGTACGGTTATACGGCGACAAGTGCGCAACATATCAGAAAATTTGCTGATAAGTATGGAAATTGTGTAGTCAAATCTTGGAAGGAGAAATAAATATGAAGAAAAATTTAGTTTGGAACAGTAAAGTTTTCAGAATACTTGTTAGTATTCTGGCTTTTGTTGGAACAGTATCTATTGGATTTTGGCTAATGGTATGGTGTTTAAGTTGGTATCCGTTCGGATGATTGACAATTTCAAAGGTTACACCACAAGTTGTCTGACAATTTGTGGTGGTACTTGTGGAATTGTCCACAAAACATGATAGTCGCAAGAAAGGAGTGCTAAAATGAAGGACAACAAAGGAAGAGAGATTATGGGAGTGTACGCAATAGGTATTGATGCAGGATATTGTATATACAGTATCGACGACTGCGGCGATAGTGTATGGACAACATACACTTGGTGTGGAAAGTTTGCGAAAAGAGTGAAAAACAAACTGTATTATTCCGCAGAAGGCAGACCATATTTTAAAAAGTACGGCAAGAGAATATATCTTGATGAGATGTTCTGTTAAATTGAGACGATTACAGTACAGACAATGCAAATTGTCTGTACAATAATCGGTTCAATCCGAGAACATAGGACTTGACAACAGAAACACGATTGTCTATTATAGAGGCACGACACAAAAAGAAAGGGGAACAAAAATGAGGTTTGAGGTTTGCAGTTTGAGATTAGTCAGAGACCGCAGCATCGAGTATGCAGAGACTTATCAGTTAGACCGTGGAAGCAGGATAGCCGATCTGATGAGAGGTGCGTTTTCCGCAGGGGACTTACCAGAAGAGCATTTGTGGCTGATTTGTGCAGACAAACAGTTGCACGTTCGGTCGGTCGTAGAGATCACAAAGGGAGATTGTGATAGTAGTATGTTTCCGATCAAACAGATTTTAAAGACGGCGCTAATCAGCGGTGCAGATAGGTTTATCGTATGCCACAATCATCCGTCTGGAAATGTAGAACCGAGTGACGCTGATATAAAATCCACAAAACTGTTGCTGAAAGGCGCAAAAGCAGTTGATTTGGATTTTGTCGATCACGTTATTGTAAGTTATTGCAATCAGAACAGTCTAAGACAGAGTACAAACTTATGGTGAAAGGAGAAAAAAAAATGAACTACAAGGAAGCAAAAGAATTGGGATACAAGGTTTATCAGACAAAGATGCAAGACGGTTATGTAACAAGGAAACCGAGATCAGACGAACAGATCGAGGTGTTGACGGCAGAAGGAAACCGGAAAGGGGACTTGTATATCCTTATGCCGAACTATGAAAGCACACGCTATTGCAAAAGATGTTATTTAAGAAAGGAGAAATAATATTATGATGATGTTTACGAACAAAGAGCTTGAAATGCTGAAAGAGATTAGATCACACTATCATATCGTAAATGAAACGCTTGACGCTATGATAGAAAAGTTTGAAGCACTACGAGAGAAGAACCGTAGAGACAGCCGAGAGAGTCAACGAAAAAAACGCTTGACAAGTAGGACTTAACGAGTTACTCTATCTACGAACCTACCACGAAAGGAGATATTCACGATGAAGTATGAAGCAAAACAGAACAAGGTAAATCGGAATTGCAGGTGCTTATATGTAGGCTACTGCGACTTGCATGACGAGCTTTCAGTTCTTGAACCGAACGCTTACACGGCAGGCGTTTACGGATGGAATGCCGATCTGTACGAACTGCCTTACAATTTTGTTATCGTTACCGGTTATCGGCCGTTTGGAAAGGCAAGGCTTGAACTGACCGCAGAAGAAAAGACGAAGTGCAAGGAGATCAAGCAGAACTGGCTTGACGGAAGCATTGACAAGTTGTGCGCTGAGTACTTAGTTAAGGAAGTGTTATTGGCCGCTTGTCAAAGGTGTTGGTATGGTGGGCAGTAAGCCCACCATATTATCTTCTGAGAAAAAAGTGCTTGACACAAAAGATAATAGGTGATAGTATAGGACACGAAAGGAGATCACGACAATGACGACGATGTTTGTGAGGAGTTCCATTCCTTGCCCGATATGCGGCAAGGAAATGGTACAGATGAGCGGCAGTTGGTACTACGAATGCGAAGCCGGTGTAGTGTCGCTTGAGTGCGACGATTGCAATCTTGACATTAGAGAGTACGGATTTATGCACGGACTCAAAGACGGAGAAGCACACAGTTACCACAAACTGATGAATATTTTGAAAGAGAGGGTAAAGAAATGACAGAAGCAACAGCAATCAAAAGGTTTGAAGAGAAGAACCTTGCGGCATTCAAGGCACTTGCTGATTTGAAGGCACAGATCAAAGCACTGGAAGATCAGCAGGAAAAGGTTAAACAGGGAATTCAGAACGCTATGGAACACTACGGCGTTACTCAGTTTAAAAATGAATTTGTAACGATCAGCTATGTTCCGGAGAGTCAGTCTGAAACGATCGACTTGAAAGCGTTACAGGCACAGGAACCGGAACTGTATGCAGAGTTACTGGAAGATTACAGGAAGGTAACGAAGCGCAAAGGTTACGTTCGTTTCAGCTAATGCAGAGTGATTGGTGGGCAGTTTGCCCACCAAGTAATGCGCAGAGGTGGTCACAAGCCCACCCAAAAAGAAAAGGAGATATTCACGATGGAAGAAGTAATGAAGTGCATGGAACTGATGAGCAGTGCAGACAGGATTGTCGATGGACTTGAGAACGAAAATCAGTTGGTAATGCTACTTGGAACAATGACGGACAAGTGGTTTGCCAAACACAAGGTGGATGAAGAAAACGCAGTGCGTATTCTTGAACTGCTTGTGGAAATGCACAAGCAAGTGTTTGAAGCTGTGGGGCCGTACAATGAAGACTGAAATCGTATTTGCACTTTGTGTCCTACTTGCAGGACTGTTGCTAATTGGAATAGGTGTATTGTTTTTCAATGACAATGACGAAAGGAGATTGAAATGAAGAAAGCAGATGTTAAAAATTTAATCAGCGCAATCGGAAAAGAGAAGAGAGCATATTTCTTTTCCGATGCAGAATACACTTGGGTATCCAATGGATACTTTGTATTCAAAACAAGGGACAAAGAAATCGCTCAGTATATCATTGATTCCGTAAAAGAGCGAAAGCGCAAACCGGAGTGGGTAGAGATGGAGCGCTTAAAGGATATCGTTGAAGATTGCCCCAATGCGTACCTGTGTACGGACATTGAGACAGGTAAAACAACAATCGACGGAACAAAAGTTCTTGTTCTGAAACAGGAAAACTATTCCACATGGATTAACGAGAAATTTGCGATACCGAATGTAAACTTTTATACGAGCGGAATGAGAGCGCCTGTATATCAGTTTGTTGGGCGTATGGAATATCCGGAAGCAATCCATATGATTCTTCCGATAAATCATAATTGAAGGGAGAAACAATGATAAAGTACACCAAGAAAGTACAGAAAGAACTCATTAAGATGGTTAATCCGGTTAAATCCGGATTAACCTATACGACATATTGGAGAATATTGAATGGTGAGTATGTTGATATGAAGATGGTGTTGCGTCTTATGGATATGTTCGGATACGATAATATAAACGAGGTGATAGAGTATGAAAAAGATTGACTATACAAAGCTGATCGACAAAGTGCAGGACTATGGTATCAATGCGTTCTACAGGGATTGCGGAGTCGGTGGAAATATGGCGTTTGTCTATAAGATCATCAGAGGTGGAAACATATCTCTGAAATCACTGGACAGATGTTGCGAGTTTTTTGATTGCGATATAAAAGATTTAATAGAGGTGGTGGACGATGATTAACTATAAACCTTTCTTTGATTTGATGGCACGGAGAGACATAAACAGGAAATGGCTGATAAAATATAAAATACTTGGTCAGTCTACACTGGAGAAAATGCGAGATAATAAACCAGTTGATTTGAAATATATAGAAAAGCTGTGCAATATATTTCACTGTAATATGCGTGACATTGTAGAGGTTGACTGCGATGATTGAACTATATGAGTTTCAGAAGGGTTCTGTCGAAGGAAGAAAATCAGTTGCGCTTTACTGGGATATGGGCCTTGGTAAAACTTATGGTGGCATTGACAGAGCGGAACAATGGCAGGACGAGCAAGTGCTAATCGTTTGTCAGAAATCGAAGATTCAAGACTGGATTGAGTCAGTATATAATTACACAGGGGATGCTTGCGCGAACCTTAGAAACGCAAAAGAAAATACGATGTTCCTAAATAACATGGTTCGTTATGGTGTGTTGAATTACGATATGTTGTGGAAGCGCAGGGAAGAATTAAAGCAGTTGCGGAACTACACGTTGATACTTGATGAATCGTCTTTAATTAAAAATCCTAAAGCACAGAGGACGAAAGCGGTTTTCAAGCTGAATTATAGTCACCTTGTTCTGTTATCCGGTACTCCGTGCAGTGGAAAATATGAAGAACTAATAACACAGTGCCATTTGCTTGGCTGGAAGATAAATCCGGAAACGTACATTGACCGATATACAAATTATATTAGTCTGTATGTTCCGGGGAAATGGAATCCTGTAAGAAAATTTGTAGGATATAAAAATGTTAGAGAATTAAAACAAAGACTTGTTGAATATGGTGCGGACTTTAAATTATCTAAAGATTATATTGATTTACCTAAACAGAACTATAACTGGGTAAAACTTACTGCGTCAAAAGCATACAAAGAATTTGAAAACACACTAGTATATATTAAAGAAGATGGAGATGTTATAACCGGAGACACGCCGCTTGTGAAGTTATTGCGTCTCAGACAAATGTGCAACAGTAAAGAGAAGCAGGAAGCACTTTCAGACTTACTTGAGGGAACAGATGACCGTGTGGTTGTGTTCTACAATTTCAATGAAGAAAAAGACCGGATCATTGAAGCGTGTAGTGGCAGACCTTTGTCATTTATTAACGGAGAAACTGTTGACTTATCGAACTATAAAGAGTATTCTAACAGTGTAACTTTATGTCAGTATCAGGCAGGTGCTTACGGACATAACTTGCAGTTGGCAAACAAGATGGTGTTTTATTCGCCGCCTCTGTCAAGCGAACTGTATGACCAGGCACAGAAACGTATCCATAGAATCGGTCAGGAAAGACCTTGTTTCTATTGGAGAATCATCACAAAGAAAACCATAGAGGAGAAGATTTATGACACGTTACAAATGAGGCAGGACTACACGATGCGGTTGTTTACAGAACATTACTTGGAAGGAGTAAAACGATGAAAGTGACCGGAACAAAAGCACAGTTAGACGCAGTGATGCAAGCACTGCTGTGGTGGAATGGATGCGTGTTTGGAGTAAACAAACAGTGTATCAGGGACGAATGGCACGAACTGGATTGCGAGAAATGCTATCAGGTAAACATTGAATGGAAGGAGACAGAAGAAAATGATTGAATTCGGAAGCAAAGGAACTATTAGTAGAGCAGAGGCGCTGGAAGCATATATTGCGTTCAGTGCCAGCTACATCACAGCATTCTTGCGGCACGTTGGAATTGCGGAAGATATGTGCGGTGGATTAGAAAAAGTAGCGATGACATCTCTCGCGATGCTTGATGATCCGCACCTTGTTATGGAATTTGCACCGGACATTTTTGAGGTGTACCTGACCGCAAAAGGTTACACTATTACAGATGAGTAACCATCTGTAATTTTTATCTGTAATTTCAAAAAGCACGGTTTTATGCGGTATACAAGCTATAGAAATTACAGATTACGCAATTACGATACTATTTCAGAAAAAAGTCAAAACAGAAAAATTTATTTTTAAAAAGAAAATAAGGAATTAAGTGTAATTTTAAGCCAAAGGATAATACAAAACAACGTGTTTTCAAGGGTTTGGCGCAATTACAGAAGGGAGATTACACATGGAATTACACAAGTGGCTGAACTGTAATGTCGTGTCACCGACCGGAGATGTTTACAAGCTGAGGTTTATCAACCTTATTGGTGATCAAGACGGAAAGGTTACGGTGCTGACGCCACGAAACAATCAGCCGAATATAAAGCTGAACGATATGAAACACTGGGAAGTGATCGACGTGAACTTGATTCAATGGATCGAACAACAGATGCAGACTTGTGAGGACTATGAACGAGACGCATTTAATCGTGTGCTAAAGCACATTGGGGTGAGTCAGATGAGGAAAATAAAGAAGAATGGAAATAATCGAACTTAAAGTACAGACAGGAGAACCGAAAGAACTTGGAACAAGAGCAATCGTGTGTGACGAAAAGGGGGTGTGGCATATGTGCGTGTGGGCTTTGAGATATTACGACGGGGCGCCGAAGTGGTATAACGAGAAGGGCTACAGGGTGCGAGGATGCAAATGGGCGGTGTTGCCATATGGTAGTAAGAATAAGTGATCTTGTGCAGGATTTTAAGGACACCGAGGCAGATGCTACTCCGTGGACGATTCGTGAAATCATTGATTTCATTGAGGAAACACCGGGTGCGATCCTTGGATGTTATAACTGCGAACACTGTACAAGATTAAGAGACAAAAGGTGGCTTTGTGAAGAACTTAGAATTTTTGTGAAAGACGAGGACTTTTGTAGCAAATGGGTAAAAGGGAACAGATTATAGAGTGTATCAATCATCTGGAAGAAGGACAGATGAAGATGGAACAACAGGGCGACATTTGGCAGAACAAGCTGGTGTGGTGGATTTGCAAAGCCTTATGTATGATCCTTGTGGACAAACTGAGAGAGGAGAAGAAATGAGGGAAAAAATCAGATGCAAAGAATGTTACTATTACATGAGTGGACACTGCAACATGGATTTGCTCGATCAAAGGTCCGTAAGACCGAACGATCGCTGTTGCTGCTGGGTGTCGAATAGAACTGGAAACGAATATGTTGCAAGAAATATTATTCTTGGAATTAGAGAGGAGAAGAAGAAATGACTGAACTTGAATCATTAAAAATGTTAAATGGACTATTTGGTATTAAAATTTCTGACGAAGAGATTTCAGCACGAGAGAACATGGCGAGGTTTATAGCGTTTGAAAAACTCGGTTATAAACCGAAGAAGATTATTCACAACGAGAACGCCACGATCGTCCTGTGGAACGACGGAACAAATACCGTTATCAAGGGGCAGGGTGATGATCTGTTCGCCGCTTTCTGCATATGCTTTGCCAAAAAGTATTGTCACGGATCGACTGTACTGAACAGGTTGTTTGATTGCGCAGAGGTGAAAAAATGACAGCAAACGATCTTAGACGTGCGCTTAGAAAAGTACCGAGAGACGCACGAGTAACGTCAGACAGCGGATGGGAATGCTTTGAGACAGACGTAGATGGAGTTTGGTATAGCAGTACACTCAATGAGGTTAGGCTAACACAAAGAGCATACTATGGTGACGATGAAGGATTTGTAATGATTGAGGGGGTAAAATGACAAAGCCAAAGTATCAAAAATCAAAGCAAGTGGAAACTGTATCACAATTTGATAACAGCACCTGCAAGTGGTACAAAGTAAATCTTGGTGGAAAGTGGCACACGTTTCATCGGTCAATGCTTTCATCACAGCAATTTATTGTCTTAAAAAGATGGATCGTAGAAGGGAAGGTATTTGAAACAAATGAAGTGGGATGAATTCGATAACGCAAACGTGAGGGTTGCGACAAACGGACAAGTTCAGACAGACATTGAATGCCCGGTGTGCGGAAAGAAAATACTGTGGGACAGCCGGGTGGTACTTACATCGCTACCACCGCAATATCAATACTGGTGTACGTGTGGATGGAGCGGAACTTCTTATAGAAAGTGGGGAAAGGTGGAATGAATCACGACTATGCACACTGCCTTGATTACACGGAGAATTGTCCGAGGGACTGTTTTCGTGCTGAATTGAAGAGAGACATTGAAGCAAACCGATTTGAGTTCATAGGAGTGCCGTTGACATATGCACACTTTGGCGATACAGACGAATGCAAACTTGTAAAGGACAAAGATGTCACTTGCAAAGATTTAATAAGAAGGCAGGATGCGATAGATGCGGTTGATATTGGAAACCTACACCGAGGCATTGTAGATGCTCTGCAAAACATCATATCGGAGTTGCCGAGTGCAGAGAAGATTGGGAACTGGGTGTGGAAGAAGCCAAGCGATGATTGCCGATGCAGTAACTGCGGAAAAATAGCTGACCAAAAGTATCCTTATTGCCCGTGGTGCGGAGCGAGGATGGAAGGAGAAGAGGATGAAGAGAGACTTAACGCAATTGAATAAGGTCGAACAATATCTCATCGACAATGATATCCCTTACGAACGATTCGATAATGAAGACGAGCCGATAAGTCCACAAACGCCCTGTTGCCTTAAAGCGTTTGAACGCCATCAAATCTGTGTCCCAAACTATAGCCCACAAGATCGGGTATGGGATTGGGATGTTATCTGTCAAAGAGGCTCTTATGGTGCAGAAGAAGGGCTTCTCGAAATATATGGAAGCATTGTAGACCCATACGCAGGAGACTCTGTAGAGGGATGGATGACAGCAGACGATGTTATAGCGAGGATAGAGAGGAGAAGAGCGATGAGTAAGTTTGTTGATCCGGACTATGATGATGTGTTCTACGAGATGCTTGATTTTTTAAAATCGCATAAACTATCCGAACTATTGTATCTCGTTCAATATACTGTTGAATTTTGGGAGGAAGAGAACGATGAATAACGATTTGATGTTTTCATCAAAAAGCGATGAATGGGCAACACCGTGGAATTTATTTAATGAATTAAACAGCGAGTTTCATTTTGACCTTGACCCTTGCGCAACATCAGAAAACCACAAGTGTCAAATTTATTTCACAAAAAATGACGATGGTTTATCAAAAGGATGGGGCGGCCATAGAGTATTTATAAATCCGCCATATGGGCGGCAAATTGGCCGATGGGTTCAGAAGGCATATGAGGAAGCAAAAGAACCAAACACATTGTGTGTTCTGCTTATACCCGCGAGGACAGATACAAAATGGTTCCACGATTACATTTACGAGAAAGCAGAAGTACGATTCTTGCGTGGTCGAGTCAAGTTTGGAGAAGGAATAAACTATGCTCCGTTTCCATCAATGGTTGTTATTTATAGAAATGAGGAATCTCCGACTGTTGACCCGGTTAAGCACGGACGGTGGATAGATGACTGTACTTGCAGTATTTGTCATTGGATTCACGAGGACAGCAAAGGGTTTTCGTTGTTGACGAATTATCCTTTCTGCCCAAACTGCGGAGCAAAGATGGACGAGGTAGAGAGATGAAATTATTTCCCTGTGATTGCGGTTGTAAGAAGATTGAATTAAAAAGTTATATTGTTGAAGAGTGGTTTGATGAGGATTTTGAAGGTACGGCTGATAGATATTTTTATTCTTGTTCTAGGTGTGGTCGCTCATCTCCTTCTGCAACAACCCCAATGGATGCTAGGATAGAATGGAATAGAAAAAGAAGAAAAGAAAATGAAGAAGAAATGTCAAAAGTTTTTGAAATGGAGATGGCATATGCAGAATATCTTAATGACTGATTCAATTAGTAGGAAAGCTGCGATTGACGCATTTTATCAATATCCTAACGTTAATTGGACAACACTTGATGTAATGGAAAAGATAAAGGAGTTGCCATCCGCACAGCCAGAGGAAAAGCCGATAGATTATCAGGATTGTTCGGATGCACTGCTAAGGATGTGGATGGACAATGTTATAACTGACGGGGAATATTGGCGTATCATGGACAAACTGAATGCACACTGGGAGAAAGAAGGATGAACAGAGAAGAAGCAATCGAAATTCTCTCAGAGATGAGGGCCGAGTATAACTTGTTCGGTGATGAGGAAGAAGCGACACGGTATCATGTTTTGTCGTGGGCAATACAAGCGATGAAAGACACACGGAGGTGGATTCCTATCAAAACGAGGCCGATGGACAAGGAAGAACGTGCCGAGTGGTCGGAGAAGTTGGGATATGACATCGAATACGAAGAAGCCGTTATTTATACTTCTCAACTTCCGGACGATGGTCAAGAGGTACTGACTTGTAGTCAATATGGTACGATAAGAATTGATAAGTTTGAAAACGACCCGGATTACGGATGTTCGTTTGAGGAAAATGGCGATATGTACGGCATAGTTGCGTGGATGCCGCTACCTGAATCATTTGAAGGAGAAAAAATATGAAGATAACATATGGCCCAGTACTGGACGTTATAGATCTTACACCGGAAGATAAGACATATCGAGTTGAAGTGCAAGACGAAAAGGTCATTGACTTTAGCGCATCAAGCGAGTGGACAATTACAAAGGTAAGCGTGACAAAAGATCGCCGTACGTTGGTACTCACAGTGGAGAAAATGGAAGGAGAAGAAGATGAGTGAAATTGTAAGAGAGATGACAAGAGAAGAACTTGTTGCGTGCAACAACGAATTAAGAGCAGAAAACGAGAAACTTAAAATGGAACTTGAAGAGACAAAAGATGAAGTAGAACACTATAGCACTCTTTTGGAAAAGGAGAGGTTGAAGCGCGAATTTTATCGCAAAGACGGAGAAGTATATGGTTTACGCTTTGCAATACGTTGTATTACAGAGGGATGCAAGGGAAAGGAGGTTTTAGATGAGTAAGGAAGTATACATAAATTTAACTATCGTTTTACTTGCTATTATTGCTTTGTTTATAGTAAAAGATAGATGAGGTGGATAAATGAAATTGCTTCCATGTGATTGTGGCCGAAAACGAATTGCATTAGAAAGTTATTTCGTTGAGGAATGGAACGATGGTGACTTTGATGGTGTTGCTGATAGATATTTTTATTCTTGCCCAAGGTGTGGATGCTCGTCTCCGTCAGCAACAACGCCAATAGAAGCAAAACAAGAATGGAATGATATGATCAAAAGTAAGATAGAGGAAAAAAGATGACACTTGACGATTTACCGAATTGCTATAACGGATACAGCGACACCTATGACAAGGCTTGCATCATCGGTGTTCTCGAAGAACTTCCGAGTGCCGAGAAACATGGGCGGTGGATACTGAAAATGACGCATGAAGACGAGTATGGAAATAAGCAATTTAGGTATTTCTGCTCTGAATGCGGTGCTTCAGCATATGAATTTTCACAGCCTTATTGCCACCACTGTGGAGCGAGGATGGATGAGGTGGAGAAATGAGTAGGCTTATTGATGCTGACAGAAGAATAACTGTAACTTACTACGATGAAGAGCACGAAGAGTGGTCACAAAAAACAAGTACGATATGGGATACTATCTTGGAAGTTGGCGATGAAATACCACCTGTTGTGGACGCTATTCCTGTGATACAATGTAGAGATTGTATATGGTATGAAATTGCACAGCTAAAGAAAGACGGTGCCGAAGACCGTAGATACAAACCGTCATACTGTAGTTTTTGGGATAAATACTTTGAACCAGATTGGTTTTGTGCTGAAGGAGAAAGGAGAGAAGAAGAATGAGCGAAACAAACTGCATGACTTGTATGATCGGACGATTCAAGGATTCATTATGTGAAGATCGTCTTTGTAAAAAGTATGCAAGAGACGGATCATCGGAAGATTTCGAAAAATTTCTTCTTGATAAAGACCTTGTGGTCGTGGTACGATGCCGAGATTGCAAGCATGGCGAAGGACACACGGAACTGTGGTGCGAAGTTCACGAAATACGAGTGGATATAGACTATTTTTGTGCTGATGGAGAAAGAAGAGAAGATGGCGAGTAATAAACTGACATTGGACATAGACATAGAATCTGTAAAAGGTTGGCTTGAAAAGGCTGACATGGTGGCTGTCGTAAGATGCAAAGATTGTAAGTACAGTTACGTGGATGAGAAAACGGCTGTGTGCGGATTCAGGGGATTTTTTGTTCGCGAGGATTTTTTCTGTGCAGATGGGGAAAGGAGAATTGATGAAGTTGATTGATGCTGATAAGCTAAGTAAAGATGGATATTCTTTAGAAAGAACTTATCAAAAAGATAGCACAACAATGGTAATAGAAAGACGTAAGATAGAAGATATACCTATTGTTGATGCTGTTCCTATTATTCGTTGTAAAGATTGCAAATGGTACAAAACCATGTACTGTAAAATGGACAGATGGACAGATTTAGTTACGGTGTATGTGGCAAAAGAAGATGACTACTGTAGCTATGGAGAGGAGAGAGAAAAATGATCGTAGAATTTATTGAGTCTTACAGAAAAGAAGAGGGCGACGATTATCACTACATAAACAATCGCGGAATGATTGTGAGATGTCGGGATTGCGAATACTGGAAGCACCATTCGGCCGTGCTGGATCACGACTACTGTGAATTGACTTCAACCGAGTGCGAAGGAGAGCATTTCTGTTCGTGGGGGGAAAGAAGAAATGCTGAATGAAATAACAGAAAAAATAGAGGAAACGATCAAAACACACGAGGAAAGCGGCGAAGATATGAGTGACATTCGTGCTTTTCTTGAAGAGATGTATAAGATCGGTTGTATAAACTGTCAGTGGTACAAAGACGGAGAGTGCCTATACTACGATAGAAAGGTTGAAGCAGACTATTTTTGCAGGATGTGGGGATGATACTTGAGTGGTTCTGGACTTTTGCCAAGATAGTTATACTGCTGATCGTGGTTGTACTTATTATATGGGAGTGTGGAAAGGATGAGTAGATCACCGGAAGAAAGCTGGCAAACAAGGTACGGTGGATATAACTGGCAGAAGAAATATCCGTATGTATGTGACACAGACCTTTTGAAAAAATGGATAAAGGAAAACAGGATGTGCGAAAATCGTGTTGCAACAGTCATAGCAAAAGCTATTGATTGCAATTACAACAAGGGGCTGTTCCTTGGATCAAAAGGTCTGTTCACACTGTTGGAAACAAAGAAACTGGCAGTCAATCTTGATATGGACTTCTGGACATTCTACAAGATTTTCCTGTCGGACATCTACGAAATCGAATGGGACGATGTTTCTTTTCTAAAGCGAAAACAGGAAGAAACTTCAGAATCTTAATTGACGCAGATCATATTAATATGGTAAATTATTCGTACACCAAGAAGGTGTATCTGAGCAAACTGTACCGATGGGCAGTAACACCATCGGGGCTGTGAGTGATCCAAGACTCTCGTTCCGCAGAAAGGAAAAAAATAATATTACGCGATTGTGTGTTTTGTGCTACATTAGGTGGGTTCAATTCCCACCCTGCGGAGTCAAAGAAAGGAGAAAGGGAAATGATTAAAGACAGAGTAACGATAAGAATTGTATTAAGCGACGGATTTGTTGTCCGTATCAACGGAGAGATCGCAAACAAGGAAGAATTTGAAAGACATCTCGGTGGGATAAATGAGCCGGTAGACCAGTTGGTCTTTTATAATCAGGAGTACAAGGGATGCGAAGAATATTTGCCAGAAGGATAACAACGGCAAGCCAGTGTGATCCGGACACTGTGGCGGTTCCGGACGATGAAAGATTTAAGTTTGGCGATATAATGAGATACAAATTGCCGAACGGAAATCTGAGGGTTGGTTACTACATATGTGAGTGCGACGAAGCTGACGTTGAGCCGGCTGTTATCGTATCAATATTTAAGGAGATGCTTTTATGACGATTGATGACTTGGAGTATGGCAAAGAGATTCTAAAAAAGATCGACGATCTGAAAAAGACCATCGACAGCGTTTTGGAGTCCGACTGCTATGGAGAGTTTTACGGAGTGCAGAGAGAACCGAAGAACAAAAAGGCTTGGAAAGAATTCATTGACGCAGAGGTAGCAGTTTACCAAAGTGAACTGATCGGTTTAGAATCTGAATTTGAGATGTTAGGAAAGTAAGATGGCAGCCGAGAAGAACTTTGAAAACAAGATTAAGCGCCTGTTCAAGAAAAAGGGCTTGTATTACTTCAAATTCTGGGGTACGATGTACACCAGATCAGGAGTGCCGGACTTGATCGTCTGTGTAAACGGCAGATTCCTTGGGGTAGAGGTCAAGGCAGAAGAAGGAAAGCCGTCCGAAATCCAGTTGGAAAACATCAGACAGATTAGAGAAAACGGCGGTTACGCAGTTGTGTGCTATCCCGATCAGTACGACAAACTGGAACGGCTGATCGAAGCAATAGAAAACGGCTACGATGAAAAGGCAAGACTGATGGAAAGGGGGTTTTGAATGTACTACTGCCACAGATGTAAGAAAATCTACGACGGAGAAAACACCTGCGCCGTATTGATTGAAGAAGAAGTAAACACTATCAGAAGAACGAGCAGACTGTCTGTTTGCCCGAACTGCTTGAGAGAAGTTGCAAACGAATTTATGGACAAAGAAATGCCGGTTGAACCGGAAGAGAAAGGAGACAAGAACTAATGGGAATTCCTGTATTTATCACAGGCAGAAGTGGAACAGGCAAGACCTTTTCCACAAAGTACCTTGGCAGAGATAAAGTCTGTTTTATCTCTGTTCAGAAACCGAGACTCCCTTACCGTGGAGACTTTGAGGAACACTACAGAACTGACCGGGTTGGTCGTATCGTAGACATCTTAAAGGACACGGATAAGAAGATCGTCATTATCGACGATGGGCAGTATCTGATGGCAAACGAGTACCTCCGCAGGGCAGACGAGAAGTCCTACGATAAGTTTACTGACATCGGCGTAAGTTTCAGAAATCTTGTTGATGAGATCGACAAGCTTGAAGACGATGTGATTGTTTATCTGATGTGGCATACCGACACGAAAGATGGACTGACGCAGATGAAGACCGTTGGTCGTATGGTAGACCAGTACATTACACCGGAAGGTCTTTCGGACATTGTTCTTGAAACGGCGGTGGTTGATGGAAAGTACTACTTTATGACCCAGAACAACGGACACAACGGTGTGAAATCCCCGGAAGGTATGTTCCCGGAATTTTCCATCGACAATAATCTACAGTATGTAGATGATGCCATTCGCAACTACTATTATATGGATGGTGCGAAGAGTGACGAACAGATGAAGACCGAAGCGGTGGAACACATCGGAGAAGTTGAACCGCCGAAGAGAAGAGAGAGAAAGCGCCGTGATGCTGTTGAAACGGCAGAGGCCGTTTCATCCAGTGTACCGGAAGTGCCGTTTGAGGAAGAGAAAGCCGCCACGGAAGAACCTGTGGAAGAGAAAAAAGTAAGCAGAAGGAGAAGAAAGAATGATTGACTTCAAGAAATTTGACAACCAGATCGACACCAAGGCTCTTGAGGAGCAGATGAAGAATGCGGCAGAGAATAACTTTGAGCCTCTTCCCGAGGGTGAGTACCAGACAACGCTCGACAAGTTAGAGGTAAAGGAAACGAAAGACGGCAAGAAGCTCATGCTTTCTGCTACCTACCGTGTGCAGGAAGGCGAGCACCGCAACAAGTGCATCTTCCAGAACCAGACGATCTTCGGCACGAAGAACGACGGTTTTGGCATTCACATGGCAAAGCAGTTGATCGAGCATCTTGGATTTGAAGCACCCGAATTTCAGAACTACTCTCAGTTCGCCGAAGAGGTTGACGAGATCGCACAGGATGCGGTGGGCGAAGACTATGTTGTCACCATCACGCAGGACGGACAGTACCAGAGATTTAGTGTGCGCTAAAATTGAATACCTGAAAGGGATTTATCCGAGGCGGGGAAAACCCGCCTCTTATAATCCAGACGGAGAATTCAGCGTAACACTTAACGATTATTTGAAAGAGGTAGATAAGGATGAACCTGTGCTTTTATGACTTTGAGGTTTTCCCCTTGTACTGGTGTGTGACAGTTATTACTTATCCGGATGGAGAGATCGTGCAGATAGAGGAAGATCAGGAAAAACTCTCTGACTTTTACAGTAAGCACGAGAATGATATTTGGATCGGCTACAATAATAAGCACTACGATCAGTGGATAATGAAAGCCACGGTTGCAGGATTCAGACCGCAACAGATGAACACCTGGCTTATTGATATGGATAAACCGGGGTGGGAATTTTCAAAGCAGTTGAACCAGTTCCGTATGATCAACTACGACTGCATGGATGGTTATCGTTCTCTCAAGGAACTGGAAGGTTTCATGGGCGAACGTATAAAGGAGACGCCACTGGACTTCACCACAAACAGGAAGCTGACACGAGAAGAAAAAGACCTTGTGTTACAGTACAACCTGCACGACGTGGAGCAGACGATCAACGTATTCTTTGAAGACACGAGCAACTTCGATGCGATGACACAGCTTGTGTCAACGTATCACCTTCCTCTGTCGTTCATTGGAAAAACAAAGGCCGGTATCGTTGCGGAAATCCTTGGGTGCAAACCGGTTAAGTACGACGATGAGTGGGAGATTTCGCTTGTTGATACGCTTCGGATCAGGAAGTACGACCACATTAAGCGGTGGTTTTCTGACCCGGCAAACTATAAATTCGGACAGAAGCTGAATATACACGTTGCCGGTGTTCCGCACACCTTCGGTCTTGGTGGAGCGCACGGAGCCGTGGAAAAATTTCATGGAAAAGGTTTGTTTGTTCATGTTGATGTGGCTTCTATGTATCCGTCAATAATGATACGCTACGACCTTCTAAGCCGTGCCGTTACGCACAAGGAATTGTTCAAGGAAATTTACGACACGAGACTTAAATTAAAGAGAGAGGGAAAGAAAAAGGAACAGGCACCTTATAAGATCATTTTGAACAGTATGTTCGGGATCAGCGGAGCGGAATTCTCCGACGCATACGATCCGCGCAGAAACCACGAGGTATGTATTAACGGACAGCTACTGCTTGTTGATTTGATCGAACACATAGAGCATCTGTGCAGAATAAAAAACAGCAACACGGATGGACTTATCGTGCAGATAGCAGACACAGACGAAGCGTGGGATAAACTTGACGATGCCTGTTATGAATGGGAGCAGAGAACCGGGCTGAAACTCAGCTTCGATGTGATAAAGGAAATCTACCAGAAGGACGTGAATAATTATTTGTTTATCACGGACGACGATAAGATTGAAGTCAAGGGTTCCTACTTAAAGAAGACCACGAAGCTGGACAATGACCTTCCGATTATTAAGTCTGCACTTACGAATTTTATGATTAGCGGAACGCCTGTTGAAAATACAATTCGTTCATGCGATACTCTTATAGACTTCCAAAAAATCGTAAAGCGCAGCAGTAAGTACGAAAGCGTTTGGCATAACGGCAAAAAGGAAAACGATAAAACCTTCCGGGTCTTCGCTTCCAAAGATCAAAATGATTCGTACCTTGGGAAGCAGAAGACGGCAGGAGCGACTATCGAAAAGTTTGGCAATACACCGGACCACTGCTTCATCTGGAACGACAGCGTGAACGGAGTGAAAGTGCCCGACTATTTGGACAAAGAATACTACATTGGCCTCGCAAAGCAACGACTTGAGGACTTTGGCATAGGCCAGTAAGAAAAGGAAGAGAAATGTACGACCTGTATAAAGGCTATATACCGACAAAAGATAAAGCCGCATCAAAGAAGTTTAAGAACGTAAAGTTAGACACACTTGAAGACGTTCAGAACCTTGACGAGTATGCCGGTGTCCTGAATGATGATGTTGTGTTGGTCGATGTAGACGATATGGAGCAGAGCGATATTCTGCTTAAAATTGTTAAGGACGAACAGTTAAAATGTAAGGTATATGCTACGAGCCGTGGGAAGCATTTCCTCTTCCTTAATAGTTTTGTGGAGCGTTGTATCACGGACGGATCGCTGGCCTGTGGTATTTCAAAGGTTGATATTAAAGTCGGCTGGCAGTATCAGGTACTCAAGTACAACGGCGTTCTCAGGGAAGTCCTGTACGATACCGGGGACTATGAGTATCTTCCGAACTGGATGCACCCGATCAAGGGAAGCCGTACATTCTCACGGATGGCGATGGGCGATGGACGAAACACCGCTATCTTTAAACACGTTTCGGAACTTATGGAATGTTCCCTAACGAAGGGGGACATTACACGAGCGATCCAAGTACTGAATAAGTATGTGTTCAAAGAGCCGCTTCCGGATGATGAGATCGCAAAACTCCTTCGTGATGAGCGCTTTGCCAAGCCGACATTTTTCAAGGGGGAAAAATTTCAGCATAACGCATTCTCCAAGTGGTTGAAGGATGAACACCATATGTGCAAGATCAATAACGATCTGTACACGTTCAATGGTTACTGCTACACAAACGATGTGCGTGAGATCAAACGGCAGATGATCCAAGAAATCCCTGTACTGAAAGACTCGCAAAGAACGGAGGTCTATAAGTATCTTGACTTGATCGTGGAAGAACACACGGAGACAGAGGCCCGATATATCTGCTTCGCCAACGGTATCTACGACATTGTGACAGAAACGCTGAATCCGTTTTCACCCGGCTATATCGTGACAAATAAGATCACAGCGGAGTACATTGAAGACGCTTATGATCCTATCGTAGACAAGGCTATGCTGGACTTTGCTAATGGAAACACCGCCATAAAGTCACTCTTGGAAGAGATGATCGGTTACTGCCTGTACCGCAGGAACGAACTGAGAAAAGCGTTTATCCTTGTCGGAGATAAGCAGAACGGAAAGTCCACATTTTTACAGATGCTTAATGCGTTTGTTGGAATGGACAATGTGGTAGCACTTGACCTTGCAGAACTGGGAGACAGATTCAAAACAGCAGAGCTTTCCGGAAAGCTGGTCTGCTCAGGTGATGATATTGAAGATAACTTTATCAGTAACTTGGCTATCTTCAAAAAGCTGGTTACCGGAAACCCTGTAAATGCTGAACGCAAGGGACAAGACCCATTCGATTTCAGCAACTATAGCAAGCTGATTTTCAGCGCAAACAATGTGCCGAGAATGAACGACAAGACCGGTGCGGTTATGAGCAGACTTATTTTGATTCCGTTCACAGCGCACTTTGAACCGGGAGAGAAAGGCTTTGACCTTGAGATCATAGACAAACTGACGACGAGCAGTGCGAAATCACACCTTGCTCGTGTAGCGATGGAAGGACTGAAACGTGTTTTAAAACGACGTGCCTTCACCAGTGACGCGATCGTTGAGAAGACCTTGAACGATTACGTTGTTACAAATAACACCGTGCTACTGTTCATCCGTGAGGAGAATCCGAAGCTGAACAACGAGAGCGTACAAGATGTGTTCACACAGTATCAGGTCTTTTGTAGTATGAATAACGTAAAGCCGGTGAGTAAAATAAACTTTAGTAAACAGATACTACTGAACTGTAAAGTACGATCGGTTGTAAAAAGCATAAGAGGAAAATCAACAAGAGTTTTTGAATTGATAGATAAATGAAAGAGTGCCGTGACTGAACGAATCGAGTCACGGCACTCTTCTATTGAAAGGAGGCAAAGAAAAACTACAATTATTATATAACATAATAATTTTAATATGTCAACAAATAAAAGAAAGCCGGTGCGTAAAGAAAAGGGGGAAAACGCACCGGCCCACCATAGAGGTATTCACGACAGTATTATTATAGCATCTGATCACAGGATGTCAACATAATTTCTGCTGACCCATCCATTGACATTTTTCAAATAAATCCACTTGCCGTCTTCCTTTGTATACACATCCGTATATCCAGCGGGAAGAGTTTTAATGATCTTGTACTTCGTTCCCGGCCCCTTGCGGCAATACAGCGCCGTCTTCACTCTGATCTTGTGAGATACGGCAGGAGTAGCATTGTCGATAGCCGCCCAAGTGATCGGGCCAACAACGCAATCAACAACCAGTTTGTTGGCTCTTTGAAAACTTTTGACGGCTTCTTCTGTTCTCCTTCCGAACGAAGAGTCAAGTTCCAGTCGGTTTCCGTCATCGTCCATGTAACCGAGAGCGTTCAGCTTGATCTGAAGTTCTTTCACTTCAACGCCCTTATCACCACGACGCAGAGTTTCGTGTACATTCTCATCCTCATAAGGCCAGTAAATGGCATAAATCTTAGACTGCGTGTACTGGCTTACTTTGATTTGATCGCTCTGATTTCCACCAAGGGCCTTCCAGTTGCCGGTGCCTTTCCAAACGAAATCTTCATAGGCAGAAGTAATATGCTTACTGGAAGTAGAAGTCATAACCGTACCGGAGTTCAACATAAACACGATCGTGCCGCGCTTGATTGTGAAATTGGACGGAATGTCCTTGCGATAATAGAACTTGCCGAAGCCAGACTTCCTGCACATCTCCATCATCTCATAAACATTTTCCTGCTTCTTGCCGATCTTAGAAAGCAAGCCCATTCTATTTAAGAAGAACGACATTGACGAGCAACACCAGCTTGCCTTATAGACGTATCCATAGAACCAAGTCTGAATTTCTGCTACAATTCCGTTATATTCTCTTGTGCCAATATACGGCTCAAAAAGGTCAGTCACCGTCTTCATTGTCGATCTTCTCCCAGTATTTATTACTACTCTGCTGAAGCACAGCACCTAAAAATGCACCAAGGGCCGCACAGCTTGCGGCGATCTCAGAACCATAGGGAAAGCCCCAAATCTCGCTTAATGCGGACACGAGCGTGACGAGATTCATCACGATCATAACCACAGGCTTTAAAATGTCATACGTTTTACTGCTCATTTTTCTTCTCCTCTCCGGGAAACCAGTTTGGAAGGATCACTCCCTGTCCTGCCGCCCATGATCCAAAGATGTCGGTCAGAACCCAGTTCCCATTTAAAACTTTAAAGTAATGTTCTCCTAATCGGAGAATGTCAGTCGTCTCATACGGATAATCCTTTATCATCACCATCAGTTGGGTGCGTAGATTATCCTTTTCGTTTAATTTTACTGCGGCCTTGATATCTGACAATTCCTTATGCACTTTCTCAAGATCTTCTCTCTGTTTTTCTTTCAGCTTGTTTCGCTCAGAAATCAGATCAAAGATTTTTGTTATAAGAATCCCCAATGAGCCGCTCCCAATAATTGCAATTAAAATGTCCATAATTAAGTATGATCCAATCTAAACATATAAATTTGTGCCGAAGAAGTACATTTAATCGTAAGTCCTGTAGTGGAACCAGTTGTAATCGTTGTCATTGAAGATGCACTTATTGTTTTTACATTTGAGCCATGAACAAGATACAAGCCACTGTTTGTTGCAGATGCCGCACAGATAAAAACAATATAAGTCGCACCGCTCACACGAGTATATGTTAATGTTCCGTTTGCCGCTATACTTCTATGAATAAGTCTCATAGAAGAATCGCTCGTTCCGTCACTATCAAACTTTAAATTTCCACCAACAACAGGATTGCTTAACGAAGGTGCGATAAGACTCTTATTGGTAAGAGTCTGAGTTGCCGTAGTCTGTACAATGTTCGTAACAGCGGAGCCATAAGCGGAAATGTGTCCACGGCTGTCAATCTTTATTGGATACACAGCTTGCGTAGTTGCGGCGGTTAAATTATGGTTACCGTTCGTTATATGAGAGTCCCAATTATCAACCTGAGTGTGTCCAAAAGAAGTAACCGCAGAACCAGTATCAAAAGTAATCGCAGTTTTACCAAGTGTAAGATGTTCTGCACTTGGGCTACCTATATACAAACTCGCCTGTGACGGATTATACAAAAAATTAGAAGTCTTTCTTACTCCGTTTGTTTCTGTCGTATCGTTTGCGTTTTGAGACAAAATAACACGATACGCCGCATTGGTTGTAGTAGCGGTATTTGTCTGCGTCACCTTCTGGTCAGAATCTGAGATCGTAATGTCACCACCGCCAAGAAGAGAAGTTCCGTTTATGGTTTTAATATTCGTTCCAGAAACAAGTGTAGGTTGAACCGCAACATTTCCACTGCCAAGCAGAGAAGTGCTATTCACGGTTTTAATATTTGTACCAGACACAAGGGTGGCCTGTCTGCTCGTATCAGTCGGATGAACGTGGTCTTCGCGAGCATAATCAGTAGAAGTACCGACATCCGCAGTGCCATCCATTAAAGGAGCGGCATCGGCAGGAGATGGAATAGCACTGCGGGCCACTTCATCACGAATATTATAATCCGTATCGTTGATATTTAAAATTGTTACATCAGCCATTGTTATTCCACCTCATCGTTATACGCATCGCTCTGGCATTATACTGTGCCGTCCAATATCCGAGTACACTTTCGATATTGTTAATATCCTCTTCTGCGTCAGAAATTCTCTGCTTAATTGGCGCAAGACCTTCATCGAGAAGGTCAAGCGCCATCTGATAGCATTCACAGTCAGACTGTGGTAAATAAACCTGTTGTTTTGCCATTTTAACTCACCGTAATAGTAGTTGTATCCCTAAGAACGGTCGCTGTAGAAGTTGTTAAAGAACGAGAACTGATGCTGATCGTACCCGGATTTGTAACAACCTGAACAGCAGAACCATTTCCATCATCAGTAGTAACATCAACACTTGTAACAGCCGTCCCAGTTGTTCCTGTTACGGTTTTCAAGAAGTTTGACGTAGTAGGAGAACCATAACTCTTAACTGCCGCAAACGTAGTAGGAGTACCAAGACCAGTTAAAGCGTTTCCAGTAGGAGCGGAAATAGAAGTAACCGCATCATCCGTCGTTAAATCAACAGCCGTAATAATTGTTGCGCCAGTAGAGTTTGCCGCTACCGCACCGGTAGCGTATGTGCTTGTAGAAGAGGCACGAGTGGCAACGGTATGATTGGTCGTTGTCGTATTTGTTGCGGTAACATCAGAACCAGTTGGAAGAGCGCCAGTATTATAAGTGAGACGATACACGTTTCCACCAGTAGTAAGGGCGCTTTCCGTCCAAGTTGGAAGCGTACCGTAACTACTCATCTTCGTGGCCGTTACGGATGTGTTCGCGTTGACACCCTTGACCGTAGCTGTTCCACCAACGAAATATCCAGTTGCTGTGGTAAGTTTGCTTGGCGTTGAAGTTACACCATTCACGAATGCGGCTGTAGAAGGAGTAACACTTGTGACAAATGCTCCTGTAGTCGGAGTGATGCTTTTGATTGCATTGTCCGTTGTAGGCGTACCAAGTCCAGTGAGTGCCGCACCATTCGTTGTAGTAATCGTCTTGACAAAAGTGTCTGTTGTTGTCGTTACATCGAAAGCATCGGAATCAAGCGTAACTCTCGTTGGAGTTTGAGTCCACGTTGTTCCTGTCGGAATGCTTGCGGCGGTTAAAGCATTTACCGTTTGTTTATTAAGACTAACATTATCCTTCCACGCAAGATCACCGAGATTATCAAAATCAATCTCAGTGTTACCAAGGCGTTCCCACTTATAAGTTGTTCCATCAAGAGTGGTTATGTACTCTTCATAAATATCTCTTGTTGGAGGAGATACAGAGGAACCACCCTCACCAGTTGGATTATAAGGAACAAGGTAAATCTTATCTGCCGTATTTGCAGACGCAATAAGCGTACCGGTTACAGCCGTTCCTGCGTTGTCCCACACGACACCCTGCGGAGTAGTTGCCGCATTTGTGGACTTAACAAAAGTAAGACCACCAACGATAGACTCTATTGCTCGTCTTGCTTCATAGTCATATATACCGTAATCATTTCCGTCGTCGGACTTGATTACTTCTACATATCTTTGATATCTTGATTCAGGTACTGTTGCCATAGTTAATCACCTCACGTATTACCGCCATACGGTAAAATAAGAGTTGCATCACCCATAAGTTTATACGACCAATACTCATCCTCATGGACTATTAACTCAATATCTCCACTTTCGATTTCAATTTCTTTTGATTGATCAAATAAACTAAAATTAATTATCGCAGAACCTTTGTATAATGGAATAACATAATTCCCTGTATCTGAATCGCTGTTACGCGCAAAATATGTTTCTCCATCGGAAGTAATTAAAGAAACAAAATCATTATTCCCATCGTATGTTTCGTTTCCTGTAAGCGTTTTAAGTGTTAAAGTTGCAAGCGTTACATCACAATCTCCACCACCGGAGCTTTCCTTCGGAACAAAGTTTCCGTTTTCGTCGATATAGTCTGCATACTTCTCAGGAATGGAATCTGCTAACGGAGCATCCGGGCAAGAACCCCCTGGTTCTTTTTCGCAAATAGAAATTGTTGCCTCCCCGTCATAATCTCCTTCGGCAGTAAATGCTCCTATCCCAAATCCTATGACTATAGCGATTGCAGGAAAAATCGGATCATCAACACTTCCACCTTTTGCAAAGATATACCGAATGGACTCATCCGCACGAATAGTATCAATAAAATTCAACTGTTCACCGTTAAAAATCACATTGTAATTAGAATAATCTAAACTTGGAACAGACGAATCATTATATGTTCCGCTGGCAAACGTATAAGTTCCATTAAAAACACACGCCATAATTTATTTCTCCTTCAGCATATCGGCGAAACACGCCGCACAATCTGTAATTTCTACACCAAGGAAAACACACAGGGCTTTTGTGAACGCCTTATTGCTTTCCACCCACAAGTTAAAAAGTTCAACATCGTTATCGGACGCCTGATACGCTTCAAATATCTGCATCGCACCGATACCAAGATGTTTCACCAAGCACCACGCATCCTTATTCCCTTTATACAATTCAAACAGAGCAAGCATCGCCTTTCTTCTGAGCGATGCCACTTCTTCCATCTGGTCTTCATACCCGACCAGCTGTTCCATTAAATCGTCAGGATCGTCAGGAGACGGATTCTCAATCTTCGCAAGTGTTTTTTCCACAAGCGTTTTCAGGTGCATCTCTGCCGATCCGAACTGAACGAATGACCGTATTAAATCTTCTGCAATTCCATCACTGCTGTGCGGATTCTCCATAGTATCTCGCTTTCATTTCTGCCAACTGTTGTAGTCTTGTCTTTGTTTTCTTTTCTCTTTCGTTCTGAATCCGTCTGCTGTTGCTCAGAAGATTCTCAAGATGCTTTCTCTTTTCTGGATAAGCATTGTAATAGTCTTGTAATCTGCTCATATCCTCACCTGTTAAGATGACTGTATTTCAGATAGTTAATCAAGGTAACACCGAACGGAGCATCTGAGTATAACTGAATCCATTTGCCGCCACAATCTGTTATAAGTCTCCGTCCTGCCGTGTTACCTTCCGCTTCAAGGTCACAGGCAACCTGCAATAAATCATAGTCGTGGTCGATTCTCGGACTCGGATAGATGCCTTGACCGTGCATCCATCTACCCTTGTATTGTAACATAAGATAAGGTGTCAAATCAATGCTATTCTGCCTGTTTTCGTCAGTTATTAGAAGACGCCAGTTCGTCGAAACTGTAGGTGTGGGCGTGATTCCCGGCGTTGCGTCAAACTGTACATTGTCCAAAGAATGGCTATGAGAAGCTGGGTCAATGAGCGGATCGTCATAGGTCAGACGATATGTTCTTCCGTTTAATCGGTTCTCTCCAATATTCGATTCACCGCTCAGAGAAGTTTCCCCTGTTGTACCGCCTGTCACCGCGCTTAAACCGCCGATGGAAGATAAGAACGCCGTGATAATGATCTTAAATTGAAAGCGCTCAAGGTACTCCATATCTGGCGAAATACTGATATAGAACTCAGCAGGAGTAGCCGCATCACCGGAAGACGCATAGGGAACACCGAACAAATCTACGACCTGATGACGGCGCTGTAGATTCTTCCGGTTAATGTCTTGTGTATTCTGATACGTCCGCTCGGCAATTATATTTATAGCTTTGTCAATCGTCATACGCTCTCCTTCGTCTCACGGTCGATCTTTAAGAATTTCTCAAGCACGATCTTATCAACTTCAGCTTCGTTTGCGTCGATCTGGTAGTCGATCTTCGTAACATAGAACCAATCATCATATCCGAGAATATACTTGAAATAATGCGAACACGGTTCAAACATCCAGAGAAGATTCTGATAGACGAACCGCACCTTGTCACCAACCTTTATATCAGGTGGAAGCTGTTCCGTAGTCAGAGTGATCTTATAAGAGCGCCGTGCCTGTTTCAGTTTACGAATCGTAGCCTTATAAGCCGACACAGCCGCATCAATTCTATCCTGATCGGTGATCTCAATGTCTTCGCCCTCGTCATCCTTTTCTTCCGTGAAAGCGGTTAAATCGTTAAAAGCGAATGTTCCTTCGATTAAATGACCATCCTCAAGCGCAACAGACTCCTCGTCAATAACAGCGTACTCAAGCTCATTGTTTGGTGCAAGAGCAGGAAACTGCGTAATATACTTGGTATAGTCTCTCTCATTGTTTACGTTGGAACGAAGGATAACCACAGGGAATCCTTCTTCCTGTAAATCGGGATCAGAATACACCTCACGAAGCGTCAGACTGCTCATACCGGACGCAGACTTTTCGGAATACACCGTGGCTACGTTTACAACCTTATTGAAGTCGTAGTCGATCTCAGGCTCTTCCACGATTGAAATGTTTCTGCCGCCTGTCGGTCTAAGAGAAATGATCCAGTTCTTCTGCTCACCAAATTTGCCAACTTCAATAAGTTTCTCGTTCGTAAAGCCGACACGCCAGAACAAATCTTCCGTCAGTTCCATTGTCTTAGTCAGAGCGTCAAGTTTATTTTGTCTTGAATAGACATAATCTACGAGCGTATCTTCGCTCTCATCCTGATAGTCTATCGTCCAGCCGGGATACGCAAAGTTCGCGTCATTGTAAATGTCCTCTAACTGGTCATACACGGACGCATTTTTAATATCCAGTTCTCCATTATCCTGCTCCGGTTCGTAACTGACCGTCACTTGAACCTGCACATACAGATCATCTGCAACGGAAGTGTAAAACCTGATATAGCAGGACTCGGTAGAATTTCTATCAGACGGCACAGGGAGCGCAGATAATTCCTCATACGTCGGTTCATCAGAACCTTCCGTTTCCTTGCGCTCAAACAGCTTGTAAGTGATCGTAGAGTTATCAGCAAGCGCCATCAACTGCAAACGAATCCAAAGTTCAGGCTGTTTTAATTCGTCATAGGAATCATACCACGGCTCCCAGAAGTTCGGATCATAATCACCTTCCTGAATCTCAAGAATCAATCTATCCGTATCAGACGATAAAACACCTGATACGCCGTTGGAAGTATCGAGAGCATTAATATAATTGTCCAATTCCGTTTGACTAAGGACAGTCCCATCTTCTTTGATCGGACTGATCTCAAACGTGTAAGAACCAACAGTCATATTCTGACTGTAAGTCGTTGCCCAATCACCGGAAGGAAATTCAGGATACTTCTCCTGCATCACGGAAGAACTAACAAGAGGACGATTCTGGTACTCCACGTTTCCATTCATCAGAGCGTTTATATGCTGATCATACTCAAGCTGATCTGCACGGAGTTCAGCCGCCTGTGCGGTTATATCCGTAGAAGGATAGATAACTTCCCCTGTCTTGTTGTTCCACACAGATACTTTTGCCAGTTCGATGAAATTCGTGGCAGACGGAAAGCACTCAAAATTACTTGCCGCCATTGAGAAATCACCCAAAGACTTAACCTTGTCCGCATCAGACTTAAACAGGAATTGCACCTTACCGTCACGCACAGCATTGTTGATGGAAATCTGTCTATATGTCCACTCGTGTACAACGTGGGTCACATCAATGGAAATCGTCTCATCTGCTTTATTGAGCGTAACACCGGTGATGATTCCCCAAAAACATTTCCGATTTACGAAAATTTTTATTTCTTCTCGACCTTGAATGTAGTCATAGTATGTCATAGGCAAGTCAAAACTGAGAGACGGAACTGACATCAGTTCCGAATCCCAGCTAAGATCACCTATAATATCGTCTCCACGGACGGTTAATTTACCACTCCGGTAAATTTCAAACCACATAATTTATTCTCCACATCCATCAAAAATCGTCGGATCAACATCAAGTGCAGAACTAAAGTTTGGAATAAACGTACACCAAACTTGATGCAGAGTAATCGTACCGGGCTGAACAGTATCGGACGGCCTCGTTTCGCCAGGAGAGGAAGGACTCCACGAAGGATCATAAGAGTTATCGGAACTCGACGGATGCAAGAAGATTCTTAATGCGGAACCTTTCTTTACTTTAATCGTAGAAGAAGCGGTTGTTGCATAAGAACCAGAGTCAATGACAGTACTTGTCAACTTTGGAAGGCCAATATGAATCCCACGAGTATCAAGATAAATATTATCCCAAGAACTTCCATTGTAATTCCACGCACCGTCAAGATCGTCCATGTCAGTGTAAAACACAACCTGATAGGAAAGTCTCGTGGGGGCATCCAGAGCTGCCGCACTGGAGTAAGTGCAACAACCACACACAGCTACACCATCCGCAGGGAAAATGATCTGATCGCCTGGGCCGGTCAACGTAGTGTAATAATATCCATGGGCATTAGTACTATCTGATTCGGCAACCGTTGTATCTCTATCATAGTGGCGACCTTGCGCATAGGTATCCGTGATGGTTGGTATAATATACTGTTCTCGATACCGCCTTACGGAAGTACCAGTTGAAGTACCAAGGGCGATAGCATAATGCGTAACGGCTTCAAAACTGTCTTCCTTTGTCAACTGACTAAGCAAGGTATGTAAACCACTCAGAATACAATGAATCTTCGTCCAAATGCCGCATATAGCGGCGATCATGGCCTTCAGCATTGTGTGCAGATTTGCCCACGATTCCTTCAACCACACCTTAATATCGCACACATCGTAATTTTCAATCGTATCTTCCTGACCACCGATCAAGCAATCGTTACCGATGTTCAGCGCTTCGCAATCCGTATCAACAGAAGACGGAGAAGCAAAGCCGTTGTCCTGTTTCAGTCTGTTCGCTACGCCAGTAGTTACACCGTTCGTAGCAAAAGTATACGCATCTTCTTTTAGCGTTTCACACGCTTCGCAATATTCTTCTCTCATCAGCTTTCATCTCCACCAATATCTACACTGTTGATAGGAATCCACGTTGCCGCAATCTGATGGATACGACACTTCGCCGCATTTTCTCCGCCTTCCTGCGGACTCGCCGTCCTACAGTAAACCTCACACTGCAAGTGATCGCCCTTCTTTACATAAACCATTTCGTTTACGGGCCAAGACATACCAAAAATATTATTTGTAGAATGATTCTTGTATTCTGGGTGCTGTCCTCTGGCTTCTCTCAGTTTAGCAGAAGTATATGTGTCCACATCACTGCTACTGTACCAAGTAACATCGTACTCCTGCATATAGCCGTTCTGCATATCGAAGCAGTGCGTGACAAGAACGGCGTAATCTCTGTCGGCAGGAGTTTTTCCAATCGTAATATTCTCGTTTGCGTCAGACGTTCCCTTTGCCCCAGTCTTAGCGTCGATATAAACGTCAACCGTGTGTCGAGAATCAGGACTCATATACCAGTAATCCACGGCACTTCCTGTCGCACCAACATTTCTCGTGTACAGAATCTTTACAGGTGCAGTCTGCAAGGAGCCGGTAAGCTGACACCACGCCGCAATCATCGAAGCCATCATCTGATAGACATTCTGGGAAAAATCCCTTGCCCATTCTTTCCAATCACAATCATTATATGCCGCAAGAGCAGACGGCATTCTACCAATTAAACAATCATTGGCAAGCGGCAGATCGTTACAGTTCGTACTCTTCCCACCGTAGCCGGTATTATTTGCAAGATGCTCCGCAACATTGTCCGTCACACCCTTCTGGACAAACTCTGGGGCTATCTCACGAAGTTCTTCACAAGACGTGCAATCCATAAATATCTCCTTTATACCGTTAAGTTATCCACTTCAATGTAGACACATTGCATATCGCAACATTTGTTTGGTTCAATTATAACAGAATTTGTTCCCGGATAAAAGGTAAATCCGAAAACATTTCCCTCTGGTACTTGGTATACTTCTGCGTCAAGCATATTTCCACATCCATCGTACACGTTCCCTGTACTCGTTATAATGAGTGGTCCATCGTATTCGCCCTTGATATAATTGGCGTTTCCGTTGATATTTATCCAGATGTTCTCGCCGCCACCGTTCAGAACGATCTTATAGTCCGTCGTAGGAATATCCCCTTCAACGTAAATCTGACCGGCAATAATGCTTTCATCTGTATCACGGCAAATGCGCTGACCAAGATAAGGATTCACGCTATCTGTGAACAGCGTTTCCGCTCTCTCACAGTCATATCTGATAATAAACTTCGGAATACAATCTTTTGAATATACATCCGAAAGCCTGTCAATATTATAGCAAAGCGCTTCTTCCTTCTCAAGATCGTCACAACAACAGCACTTCACAGGCTTATCTACGCAGTGACCGCAGTCACAGCAGGGGTTCAAAACACGATAGTCAAGGCATTCCATAAAATTGCAGATGTCAAAATCTTCGATGAATGTTTTCTGCTTATCTGCTTTGTGCCACACACCATGCGGAAGATAAAACTCAATGTCAATCTCAATCGTATTCTTAACAAGGTTAAACGTAGTTTCGCTATATGATTCAGGAATAGCATAGGCCCACACAAGTTCGTCTCCATGAACGGCCCATAACTTCCCAGCCTTTGTCAACTGTTCAAGAATGAACCTGCGATAAAACGGTCTGTAATCACACGGAAGGTGCTTGACATTAAACTCCATCGTCAGACCAACAGAGGTACTTTCGATTCTGGGAGTGCGCCGTTTGAGCGGTGCATAGTCCCCATTCCGAAAAGTATAACTGTGTTTCGTAATATCGAAATCCACCTTCGTGTCATCGCTGTTCGTCACATAGGAGTAGAACACAAGGTCATTAAACTGAATGTACTTTCTGTAATAATAACTCATCCCAAAGCCCTCACAAATCGGCTTGCTCTACGGAATCCGGTAGAAGCGTTGGCACTCTTAAATATCTGGTTTACTGTTGCATGGTTGTCTCTGTAGTTTCTGTTATCGTTTCTAACAAAACCGCCGGTCGCATATGGCGTGGCGTAGTTCATGGAAATGGAACGAAGCGCACCGCGAAGATCAAGGTTGTTTATGCGTTCCATAAACTGTCTGCCAAAATGTTCAACTGCCGCACGGCGCTGTACATACTCGCCCGGTGTAAGCATAGCAGGAATCGTATCAGTTCCCATTGGAGTAAAACCGCCGGTTGCGTACGGCTCGGTCTGAACAGCAGGAGACAATGAACTAAAATTCAAAGCACGTCTAAACAAACCTGTTAAAATAGTCAGCCTTGAACGCACAGAGCGCTCTATTACATCAAAGAAATTATTCAAATCATCAAGAGCATCAGAAGAATTAAGGGCGTCAAACAGATTGTTTATAACATCAATCAGCTTCCCACCTTTGTATTCGACTAACTTTAACGCACCGTCAAAATCAGTTTCAAGAGCGTCAATGTCAGTTTCCAACTGTTCGACATATGGAGCAATCGCAGTTTGTTTTTGCTCTTCAAGTTCGTCTTGAGCAATATTGATTCCTTCTACTTCTTTTTCAGTAAGTTTCTTTTCGTTCTGCAACAAAGCAGTTCTAAATGCTTCATCGAGATCAAGGTTTCTTGCCTGTTGCTCAAAGTACTGCTCAAACACCGTCTGCATATCCTTGCCACCGTAATTTTTAACAAGAACAGCAAGGGCTTCCGGATCATTGTAATCAAAATCAGCCATAAACTGAGCAACGACCGCCATAACGCTCTCATCATCGGAATAATTCGCAAGAGCATATTCTGTTATCTCATTTAAAGTTGACGTAGCTTCCGGAAGCAATTTTTCAAGCGTATCAGCCCTATCTTTAGTCGTATTTGAATATGACCAAGTAGACGCTTCTTCATACTGTTCGCTGAAAAACTTCTTTCCGTTGTTATATATCTTCTCGTAAAAACTATAAGTATTGATTTCCGCACCAGCGAAACGCTTTGCAATCTCTTCGTTTATCTCATCAATGCGTTTCAACAGTTCTGTTTTGTAACCATCAAGTTTTGCAATCGCATCGTCATACGGCTTAGAAATAACATCTATGAGGTTTAAATCAGAAGATAATTTTGAAAAACTTTCATTTATCTGATCTCCCATTTGAGCAGGAATCTCAAAATTAGAAAGATACTGTGACAGCGTATTTAAGAACATCATGGAGCCGCTATCCGCAAAATCGTATTCTCCGTATCTTTCCGCGAAATCAGATATTCTTCCAGAATACAACTGCATTCTAAGGTATCTCTGTGGAAGACGATTTTCCCTTGCGACTTGCATCATATCGCCAACAAAACCAAGCGCAGAATCAACGGCGTTCGGAAGTTGACTTGCAATAGCGCTCGCAATAGAATATCCCATATCATTTGCCCAATCATGCGCAACCTTGGCCAATAAAACGGTAAGAGCGCCAGCAAGAATGCCAAGTGAAGTATACCCAAGAAACGATCCAATGGAGATGCCAGAACTAACTGCACCACCAGCCGCCGATCCACTGAACAACTTTGCAAATCCTCCTGATAAATTTCCACCGGCGGCACTTCCAGCATTTATTAACGATACACCAAGGGCCATATTTGAAATTCCCTCGAATATCTGTGCAAAAGGCCCAATACCACTAATTATTCCAGATATTAGTTTTATTGTTTGAGAATTTTCAAGGTCATTGAATAATGTCCCAACTTTCTCGATTATTCCACCTATATCTTGAATCCATGTTCCAATATTATCGAGCGCTTTATTTGCAATATTAACAAGACCCTGTAAAAACTCAGGGACAACAGATGCCCAATCAATATCAAAAAATTTATCAATGAGGGCCTGAATTTCGGGGCCGTGGTCATTGATCCACTGTGCCGCAACGGCTGTTATGTGGTCAATAACATCAGATACACCCTTGATATTTTCTGTTATACCTTTCCCACCTTCACGAGTAAGAACATCGTCCAGAGTCTTTACAAGGGTCTCTCCCATTCTTCTACCGGCGTTTGTAACATTATCAAGAGCGGCCTGAATGCGACCCTTCATAACGTCAATAATTCCACCGAGCTTTTCAGAATTTAATCCAACATCAATGAGAGTGTCGATCAAATCTTCCGCCGCGATAGAACCGGCCATCAAATCGGCAGTAAAAGAATTGAAATCAGGATAGCCAAGCGCATCTCCGACTTCACGGAGAGCAAGCGGCATCGAACGAATCAAAGAATACCACTGGGTACTTCTTAGTTTCGTTCCTTCAAGAATATACTGCAACTGCCGCATACCGGAAGAAATCTGCTGAGAATCTGCACCGGAGGCAACGAAGGCATTATTTGCGGCGATTGCAAGATCAGTCGCCTTTTCAAGATCATCAAGAACAAGAGTGAAAAACTGCGTGTTCTGAACAATATCCCCAAACGAAGTAGGTAAACCAAGAACAGACTGATACAATCTGTCCATAGCGGCTGTTGCTTGATCGGTCGAATAACCGATATTTTCCATAACAGCAGGAAACGACATTAGAATATCGTATCGTTCCACGCCTTCTGAAAATCCGGTTGTTATGTTGGAGGAAATCTGGTTTAACAACAGACTTCCTTCCATACCTTCAAGCATGGAAACAAGAGAGGAAACGCCAGTTAAATTCAACGGCGCTTCCACAACGCTTTTTGAAGTGCTAACAATATTTTGAAACGTACTTAAAACGCCGTTTGCAATTTGTTGCACGCCTCTCCACGTTTGTTTATATCCAAGGGCAAGTTCTGCGTTTGCATTTGAAACGTCTTTTGACGAATCGCTCAACTTCTCTTGTGTATCAATTAAATCTTTTTCGGCTCGATTAGCCTCTTCTATTTTGTCTGTTAAACCAGAAGTAATATCAGCATCTACTCGTTTTTCATTTAATATATCAAACTCTTCGTTCAAAAGAACAAGACGTTCTTGAGCGTTGTTTATCTCTGTTTGAAGAGATTCAATATTTTCTCCGACTCCAGTTTTCCCCGGTTTTCCTTCAAATTTCCCACCGAGGTTCAATCTTGCTTCTAATTCAATCGCAAGCTCTTGCGCCCGAATCTTTGCGGCATCTATTTTAGATTGAACTGTTTTGATAATTGAGTCAAGAGAGGATATAGATGCTGGTTCAGTTGTAAAACGAAGCGGTATATTTGCTAAATTTTTTATACGATTTATTTCATCTGTCATTCTTTTCAAAGAATTGACAGATGCCTGAACATCCGGAGTAGAAATATTTACACGATAATGCTTACTTTCGATCTGCTGTAAAGAACGGACAAGGTTGTCTACATTTTTACCTGCGCCGTTATCATTATATATTAGATTTAATACAACATCAGCCATTATTCTTCTCCACTATAAAACTTCACGTTATATTTCTTCGGCATCTTGCCTTCCTTTTTACTGCTTTCCCAGTAATGATAATTTTCAAGCGTCACCTCATTAGAATAATAGCCGTATGCCACAATGAGTTCCGGTACACACCATCCGTCAAGTATGTCATTGGGGCGCATATGTAGCTTTTCAGCTACAAAATGCGCCATATGACCATACATATTGAATCGGGCATTCAGGTTTTCTTCTACTGATTCTCCTGTTTTTCCTTGGTTGAGGATCGCTTGCCTGTAAAAAAATCCTCTTCGTTAATGACTTCCGGGAAGTCTCTGATGATATTCAGCACGTTCTCAAAAACAGAATCGTACATCATCATTGGAACGAGCGCGTCATCGACACCAACGACGGTCTTTACGAGATTGTACATAGCATCCATGATCGCGTCGTTTGTAAGCGTACTTACAACAAACTTCCCAAGTTCTTCCTTATCCCTGTCCTTCGACTCTCCGTCTTCAAGAATCTCGACAAGGAACGGCTTGAGGTCATTCAGGCAGTTGACGATCTTAATATCCATCCTCGGCGTAATACACACGTTCGGATACGCAACTTCCGTCACAATGTACTTTCCACCGACGATCTCTTCCCCACCTTTCACAAGGTCTTTGTACTGTGCAGGAATACGAAATCTCACCACATAGTCGTAAGTTTTCGGCTCTGTCTTATTTGCGTCACCCACAACGGACATATTTCCATCACCATCAATAACAGTGAACGGAGTAGTGTCCGCTTCAGCCTCGCGCATTTTGCGCTGAATCTCCATCAAATCGTTCTGACTTAACATAATTTTCCTCCAATTAGCATATTAAGCTACTCTGAGTATAGCACAAAAAGAAGAAGGACGCAACGGACAATGCCGATGCGTCCCCTTGCTATAATAAACTTTGGAGGAAAATGGCCTCAAAACATGGTGTGTTTTACAGCACAACCTTATCCATGTAGTAATAGTTGCCGTCGGCGTCAGGCTGAATACTAATGGTAAAGCTGAAATCCTGCTCGGTTCTGGTAATGTTCCAAGGGAAGGAAGTAATCAGAACATTCGGAAGAGTGTAAACAACATCCATAGAACCACGGTTATCTACATAAGAGCCGTTGAAACGAGCCATCACACGGACATCACCAACATTGTTGACATTCGCCGCATAACGCTCCACCGCAATCTTCTTCGGATAAGAGATAAGAACTTCCTTACCGGCAAGAGCAGTAGCAAAGTGGAACGTAGCCGTACCGTTCGCCTCGTCCGTAATAACCTGAAAATGTCCTTCATCAGGATCACCAAGCAGAACCGGGCTATACAGTCTGGTCAACATAGCCAGATCGGATTCGCAAACGTCCGTTCTCTGAGCGGAAATCGCACCGCACTCATCCAGATTCATATCGGAAATGATAACAGTACCATCATTCGCGACAGTCTGACGAACGGTGTGCTGAATCGCACCATCCTGCTGAACGCCCTTTCCAAACAGCGGATTCAGCTTGTGGTAGTTCGGAGTCAGCAGTTTGCCGTTGATCGTTCTGGTAAAGGACAGGTTGGACGTATCATAAGAAGCGGTCGAACACTGTCTGGTAATAGCAGGAATATCAATCGTTCCGCTAATATCAGTCAGGCAACCAATCTTTACAACATCCGTAGTAGCGAAATCCTCATAGGTCTGGAACAGGGAAATGCTCGACAGGCCAGCACCTTCCGCACCAGTACCAAACGTAAAGCGGATAAACGCACCGTTTGCGCTCGGAGTCCAACCAGTGCCGATGTTATCATCATCGCTGAACTTGTTGAATTCAACGAGCATCGGAACATAATCATTGGTCGCAGGATAATTCAGAGTCATGCTGTTCGCATTGGTAAAGGTAGAGGTTTCGGAAATATCAACCTTGACCGTACCAGCGGCTCCGTTGCCCTTCACATAGAAGGTCATAATACCGGCGGCAAACTCTCTCAGATCAAACTGAGCTTTGTAAGTAACAGCACCAGAGTTTGCAACAGTCAGCGTACCGCTGTTCACGCAAGCCATCGGATTGCACTCAAACATATTGTCAGGAACAGCGAAACGGCTATAACTAACCGTGCCGGTGTTGGACACATACTTGCCAGCATTGATGGTTCTGCAATTAGGCAGTTCGTTCTGTAAGACAAACTCAATCTCGGACATATCGTCGATCAACTTCTGCCCGATCTTTTTAAATAATTCATTATTAGCACATTTCGCCATAATTACTTCTCCTTTTTCTGCATCACAATAGATGCAAGTTTCTTAACAAGTGCAGGATCAGACAGGGAATTGATTGCCTTTAACTGTCTCTCCTTCCACGATAAACCCTTCTTTTCTTCTTTCTTCTCGGCCATTTATGTTATTCCTTTCACTTCTATATTTATAGCACCACCAATGGCTTCTTCCAAATCCTTCTTTGTTTGGGCAATAAAATCAAACCCATGATATGTGTCTGAATTCAATCTACCATTTGCATAGTAAAAAGCATATGGAGAATTTGTGACAAAGGAACTTATTCTGCCTGTTCTGCCGGTTGCACTTCCCGGAACAACTGTTACTTCATAATAACTATCCAGCAAATCTCCTTTTGCATACAAATTTAAACCGGCCAAAGATTTACCAGCAGGAAAATCTGTATGGTTACCAAGAGTACCGGAAGAAGTCGGTAAATTATTTTTTAAATAAGCGAGAGCATTGAATCTTGCAAAACCCCATGCCCTATCAACAAAGGCATTAAATTCCTGTCTAAGCTGTAACGCACTCACGGAAATCACCACCCAACGAAAGTAAAAACTCTCCGTCTTTATCATCAACCTCAATGGGTCTGCCAACACGAGCAGTGATAACAGAACCGGAAGGAAGATAATATGTATTCACAGTCGATACCTTATACTCTGTTTTACCACGAGAACCGCACACATGGCAACCATGTTTTTTAGATAATTTTTTTCCAAGAAACATTAACGTCATACGACAGTACCCCACAATTCTTTTCTTGAGGAACAGAGCGAAATCAGTCCAAGCTGTGTCTTATAACTCTCGACAAGCATCCGTGCTATCTCAGTTTCAAGCTGAACCGTTGTCAAGTCACCCGAAGCATACTTAATGGTCTGAACAGATGTCTGTAACTGTCCGGTCAAAGGATTAACAGTTGTGTTCTGCGATGTACAGGACTGGCACTCGTTATCACAGTCACAATTATTTTTCGCTTCGATCACGTCCATAAGATTACACATCACCGGAAGGATACACTCCGGAATCATTTCATAACCGGCATCGTATTCAACGATGAGTTTATATTCCTCTCTGCAAGGTGCGCAACGATTTGCGCACCTGCAAGAAGGAATGATATCGGATAAGTCGATCCCAAAAGCGCCCTTGCTTTCAAGCCAATTTACCTGAGTGACATCTTCAACGGTCTCTTCTATACCGGAAATATGAGCAACACGGAAGGAAAACGAGTCTCTGTCAAACGGATAATAGAACGGATAAAAGTAGATAATCCCACACTTCGGCGTACAATCGAAAAGATCAACGACTTCTCTCCGCGCTCCATTCAAAAACGTATTGCAGAAACTCCCATCAGAACCGGAATTCCAGCAAGTCATCTGGGAGAGGACGTAGATCAGTTCATCTACGTCACTCTCCTTGATGGTACTGCAACCGCAATATGCACTTAGTTGCTCATATACAGTCATTTAAAACTCCTTTTACTGCGGAATCAGAGTGGTGGGCTTCATCACATTCCACAGGTCACTCGTAGCCGCAAGGCAATCAGCAGACACAGGAATGTCAACGATCTTCATGATCTTACGAGCGTCCGTATTGAAGGCCGCACCGTAGTTGTAGTAGTACACACACTCATTGAAGCAACCGTTCGCCTTGGTTTCCTCAGAACCGGTGTAGCGGATGAAGTCTTCACCCGGAGCAAGGTCAGTACCCATGTGAACACCAATGGCGTTGCCGGACATAACCCACGCTTCGGCGGTGCCGTTTTCAGTATCCAGAGGCATGAAGCGGTCACGCAGGAAGCGGATGCCCTTGAATCTCAGTTCATCGCCGCTCTTCGTCCAACCAGCAGGAAGTTCGCCGTTCTGGCCCGGAACAACAGCCTGCAACAGAGCTTCGTAACCCATCTCATGGATAGCAATCACATAAGAAGACACATCGCCCAGAGCGTTCAGACGGCAACCAAGGGAATCAAAGGCCGCCAGAATGTTCGTGCCAAGGATGGACACAACAGCCGGGTTGTTGAACAGCTGTAGCACACCGTGGAACGGCTTCAGGATATCCGTAGAGGTGTTGTCCATACCAAGCTGAATGTTGTAAGCAGTCAGGAAAGCCATCGTCAGACGAGCCAGTCTGCGCTTCACATCCTCAATCGTATCGCCGGGGGCGGCAATACCGGGGACATTCACGCGAGAACCCATCTTCACGGTCTTTTCAATCAGTTCATCCAGAATCTCGGTGCAATCTTTCAGGCACAGCAGATTCATAGGAACTTCTGCGCCGCACTTCGCAAAGTCGGGCAGAACCCAGCAACACTCATCCTGAGTAGACTCAAAAGCCTGAGTCCAGATCATTTTAGGAGTTCGTAACTGCCACTTGCCGTTGGTATCCTTATAGAAATGATGGATATCAGCGTTCGCATCGGACAGTAACTGTCTGGACAGAGGGGTACTCATCAGCCACTCGACCAGAGGGAAGCGGTTCACCAGTTCATTACGCAGGGAAGCGTCCTCTAAACCGGTGCAATCAGCGAAAACTTCTGGGAAATTAGAGGCCAGTTTGGTAATATCAACGGCTCTCTGCTCTAAACTCATAGTAGTAAAATCCATTTTACAGTTCTCCTATTCCATTTCTAACGATTTTCTTCTCAATCGGCTCCTTCGGCTCACCTGCCGTGCCTACACTGAGGGTTAAACCTTTAATCTTATCGAAGGTGTCATTGTATCTGGTGTTCAGATCGACAACCTGCTCCTTTAATGCGGCATTTTCTGCACGAAGGCTCTTAATTTCTTCGGACAGAACATTGAGAGCGGCAACCATATCTTCAGCCTCTCCGATGGCCTCTTCGTTTTCATCAGCCGAGAGTTCCTCTTCTACGGTTTCTTCCTCATCCGCAACGTCATTAACATCAACTTCCTCTTCTTCGACTGCCATTTCAGCGGGTTTTTCTTCCACTTCATCGGTAGACTTATGAAGATTCAGCCATTCTTTCAGTTTGCTCACGTCTGTTTCTCCTTTCAGGTGAATATCCGACGAATTTACGTTTCCGCACTCACCTACAATAGCAAAATCAAGCAAATCAATGGATTCAATCACAGGAATCCCAAGGTCAACGGATGCCTCGTAGTCAATTTCTCCGTAAAATTCAGCAGAAAGTCCGTAAGTATACGGCTGTTTTCTCAACTGCTGAACATAAATGTGGTCATCATACAGATGCGTGGTAACATTCAGCACCTTTCTGCCGTCATTTTCCTCGGAGTCAGCGACTTCAAGGTCACTCTTCGACCATTCGCCAATAATAGAAATCGGGTCGGTTGCCAGATCGTGGTGTCCAAAGTTAATTGAACCCTCATAATCATCTGCCATATTCTCCACAATCTTATCAATGACACCACGTTTGATGTACATATACGGAGAACCGTCCGAATAAGTGATAAGTCCTTCGTCTAAAAGACGAAACTTACCGTCAGACGGACTGGAAACCGACAGAGAGTACTTTGAATCAAAGATTCTCTTGCACTCTTTCCGATTCTTTGTTCTGGCTTCTCTTTCGTCAATAATTCTCACGGCAATATCTCCACGGCGTGATAGAAAATTTTCTTCACACGCCCACCACAGGCTTTACATAACTCTACTTTATACTCTTTTCCGAGTTCCTGCAACTTCTCTTCAAGTTTCTGGTTGTACGCAACCTTCACATATCCGCGATTTGCAAGAGATTCGATCAAAACTTTATCCTCAGTCTCATAGACTTTGCCCGGATCAAGTCTCATCGAACCCCACCTCGTCCGACCAGAAGCGGTAGTCTGCTGTACATAGAATGAAGTAGGGTTTGTAATAACCTCGTTTAACTGATAACGCATAGCATCCTCGTTGTTTGATAAACTTTCTACAGGAATAATGTCGGGGTCACGGCCCTTCAAATGATTCCATAACTCATCGAATGAACCGTAATGCTCCGTCATTTACCCCTCCACACAGGTGTTGTCTACCACGGTGGTCTCAGTCTCGGTCGGGCAATCCTGAACAGAAATGATATAATTGCTGTTGATATAAATCACGCAATCATTTTCTCCCGGAACCTGAACCAGCGGCTTGCCCATCTTATACGCTTCAAGAGCAACCAGAGCAGCAGTAGCGTCACTCACGGTGATAGGAGTATCAAGCCCATCTACAGTAATAGTAAGACTATGAGTAATCGTCTTTTTAACCATTTTAAATCTTCTCCTTTAAATTGTTATGCCAGTCGGGGTAATATCTGAAACCTTGACCTGAATGAGCGGCAGAATCTGCCCCATCGCGTCAATGTCAAGTTTTCCAAGAAAATCCTTTACAAAATCATCATCCTGCACCAACTGCGTACGCTCAAGAACAAGCTGATTCGTCTCCTCGTCACGAGCAATTACGAAACCGAGAATCGTCTTCCGATAAATCTTACCGGAACTCTGTTCCTTACACGCACGATAGTCAGTGACCACGAGCAGTTTCTTTCTTCTGTTTTCCGTAATCTCTTTGTAACGATTCTCGAACAGAGCGTCTACGTTCACGGCGGCGTAACGATATGTCGATCTCGCCACACTTCCGTCCGGATTCATCTGCGCGATGCCGGACGCGACCTCACCTTCGATCAGGTCTGCCTGTGCCAGAGTGTTCTGATCGTGAAACGTGGTGATCTTAATTCCATTCACCTCGCCGATCGGTTTCACTTCTTTGGCGGCTTCCAAAATCTCACCAATACTACTCATTACCAATTTTCCTCCAAGTTAGTTATTTCCTTTACGCCTTTCTTTCCAACTTTCAGCGTTCTAAGGTCGTTGTTTTCATCGTAGATATTGTTGTTAAGCATAGCACCGAAACTCGCAACAAGGTCTTCTTCGCCAATTCCTGCCAGTTTCACCATCATATCCACGATCTTCATACGAGTTTCGTTCTCGTCTTCGGACTGCTGTAAGTCGTATTTATCGAAATAAACTTTCTGAATACCAAGATAATTGCTGATAAATTCAGAAAACTGTATAGCATAATGCTCTCTGAGTGGCACGATGTTGTTCAGCATACCGTTGTCAATGATCTTTTCCATCGACACGTTGCCGCTGATCTTACCTAATTCCAACAGCGAAGGGGCCATACCCATGGCCTGTGCCAGGATCACACCTTCATTATTTAACCAAGTGAAGAATTCTGTAGCCTTCGTCACCCTCTCAAGGTGTTCAATATGCTCATCGAAACCATTACTCAGAACAATAACAGAATCAGACGTACTATCTTTGATCTCTTTGGCAAGTCGTGCGGCTTCTCTCTTGGCCTTCTCCGCACGATCCATCTGCGCCACACCGCTCGTGTTAATTACGGTAGAAGTACTGATATCATTCGACGGATCGCCATTAATATACCCATCCTTCGGACGGATAATGATACGACCCGGCCCATCGTACTCAACGTCGTAGTTCAGACGCTCGTACGCCGTCACCAGCAGATCAATTCTAAGTTTGTCGGATAACAGCGGACTTTTACCGTGCAGGAACGATACATTATTTCTAATCTGACAGAATTCAGTTTTGTCAAGGAACAGGACGTCGTCTCTCTTCCACCACTTCTCGAAGGACTCCTCGTCCATGTCGTACAGATACACATTATCGGAAGTAGACACGAGATATCCGAAGATCTGTTCAATTCCATCCACACGTCCTTTCACGATAGCATACTGACCTGAGCGCACAAGATAAATGTTTCCATCATACAGCCTGATTCCACACTCACCGTCGATCGCCGCCCATCCGATGGCTTCTCGTAACACGGAGTAGTTCGTAGCGTCAGCGTTATTCTTTCTGTACAGAAAATCGTCCAGAATAACGTCTGCGTTAATACTTCCTGTCGTTAATCCGTTTGAGAAAATATAGTTAAGCATCTGGTTGCGGATATAGTCGATACCTGGCAACACTTCCATCAACTTATCAATCTTTTTACGTTCAGACAATCCGCGATCATAGCGCCGCTTCTGCGTACCGCTTATGTCCGCACAAGTATTGCAGTCTAAAAAATCGTCTAAGATGTTTTCTTTTGTCATACTATATAACCCAAACTCTCACCGCAAAACAAAATGACGGCATGAATACCGAGTAAAATACTATCCAACGCATCCGGTGAGTGACCAAGTAAAACTTTTATCTCACTCTTCGGCCTAATCTGTATTTTTCCGCTTGCTTTTCTTTCTGCCGTCACGAACGGAAGTACGTCCTTGATCTGGTCATATGCCTCTTTCTCAAATACTATCTTACCATCATCCATCAAACTTTGCAAGTCCAAATGCAATTCTGCTCTTAAATTAGTACCGTTCGTCGCCGCATAGTGACGTGCGCGGATACGTTCTCGTGTACATCCACCACCAAAATTTATACCGATAGCATTTATACCACGTTTTACCAGACCTTCAACCAACCATACACCGAAACCAATATCAACACACACGAGCGGACAGCCGTAATACCGCGCCACCGCCGCAACGTCTCTGATTATATCCTCTGACGTTACACCGTCGATCCACTCACCCTTCTTCACCTCTTTCGTCTCTTTCACACCAATCTCACCGGTATCGGACAAACTGATGAGACTTATCTGAATGTTGTCCTTACCCCTGTACGCCGCATCGACACCGAGGAAATACTGCGTATACTCGCCTGTTGCAACATGACCAACTCTCGCCTTAGTGAACATACTGTCACCGACCGTATCCAGTTCACACATCAGGTACACGCGCCTACGGCTCGTGTTCCGGGCAAAATCACTGTTTACAACCTTCTCTTCCGTCCACCGTCCTTCTTCTACAGCAGTCAGCGCATCCATCCATATAATAAGTGTCCGTGGCCCCGGATTCTCTTCTATCATGTGATCGTAAAAATACCCCGGCTTGTGTGGATTACTAATCATCAGTATGGGATAATTCTTACCATCCGTCCGAGCAAACTCCGCACGACCCAGCTCGATAAGTGTATCCTCACTTAAAAGCGCCGCCTCATCCACGATATACATACCGCCACGACCCACGGCCTTATTCGACGCAGTATCACCAGAGTACGTTTCACCAAGTGACACAGCCTCAACGAACCCACCTGACTTAAAACTCTTCCTATCTTTACTAAGTGACCGATTTAATCTCTCGATCTGACTCTTCGTCAGGTTAGTAATGTCAGCCTTGATGCCGTCGTCAATATCCATCAGCGCACGATCAACGTTTCTCATTATAATATCAGACGTGTTCCCAGCCGCACCGGCAATATACACCGGCATACCATTGTACGCCAGCAACAGACCCACGTGGCCCATCAGCCAGCTCTTCCCATACTGCGACGGCGTTATTACATATATCTTATCGTAATCACCCGACAGGAGCGCACCGGCCAACACCGACTGCGTAAAATACAGAGAAGTTTCAGGATACGCCGCAATAAACTTCGCCGCCCCCAACCGACCGAGCCGTAGAAGCTCCTGACGTGACACGTTCACACGTTTGTAGTGTCGCGGTATGCGCCCCTGCACCCACGGTGAGCAGTCGTCAGACTTCTTTTCCAGTAGATTCAATAACTCCTGCATCCGTAAACCTCTCCATAAATTTATTCATTTCTTTTTCTCTGTCAGCTACACTGATGACGGCGACATTGACAGTAGTGTCAGAATTTTTTTGAAATTGCTGGTCGGTTTTCTCAAGATACCACTTGCTCGTATCCAAGTGTCCGCGCTCGATGGCCTTCTTAATATTCTTCCGCGCTTCGATATTTATCTTTTCCTGACACAGCTCTTTCAACTCTTCAAGCTCCGGACACATGGTCATGTATTTCGAATATGTTGGCGCAGAAATTCCAACATATGAACACACACCCCTCTCTGACACTATGCCAAGTTCCCACGCTTCTCTTATTTTCTTTATGAGATCGCCTGTTAGTTTATACGTTCCATCTACCTTTTGCATACCCATTCTTTGCACAACAAGGTTTGTTATTTCATCTTTACGGTTCATTCTTAGATATTCCTCCGATCATTATAGCTACTGTAATCTTACATTACACCGGTGGATTTTTCAAGTGTAAGGGTAGTGGAAGTGTAATTTAAGTGTAATTTTTGGGTGGCGTTGTGTAGTGTAATTTGAGTGTAAAGATAATAAAATTTGTAATATTAAGTTTTGACTTAATAAAATGATGGGAAGTCATTATCTTTTGAGTGCGAAAATTAGTGGGCTGGATGCCCATTTTTTAGCATTTGCCATCATTTTTTAAACAGAATGTTGAAATGTGTTGATTTAAAGGTGTTTGGTTAGTTGCGGCTAACTGAGAAATTACAGATGAATTTTTATCTGTAATTTCTGTAATGCACGTAAATACGTGGTTTTTGAATGTTGATGGTCTGTATCAATTACAGATATTACAGATGAAGTTTTACAACTGTAATTGGTGTTTTGGATCAAAAAGCACGGAAGTATGCGGATAGTTAGCCGTAGGTTGTTACAGATTACAGATAAATGGCCTATATTATATATTTTATTTTTAATTTTTTTTTTTTTTTTTTTTTAAATAAGAGGGTTAAATTTTAT